GAATTGTTACACAAGAAGATCGATATTTCTCTTGCGATTGAACATAATTGTACCGTATCAGCTAACAATCAGTATTTTACTAAGGATAAAGAAGGATTTCTTAGTAGACTAGTTGATGAGTTTTTGAAAGAGAGAAAACTAGCAAAACAAAAAATGATGGTTGCTAGGAAAAAAGTTCAATCAATTGAAGCACAGATGGTTCATGATTCTGATCCGGCTCTGAGAATTGAATGTGAAAATCAAAGAAAACAAGCTGTTCTTTACGATACTTCTCAACAAGCTCGTAAGGTAGCTACGAATAGTTTATACGGAAATCTCGGTAACCAGTACTCAAGATTTTATGATCCTCGGCACGCAACTGCAATTACCGTTACTGGTAGATTGGTGATTCAATGGGCAGAGAAAAAGATAAATTCACTTTTGAATAAGATCTGCAAAACTAAAGATTATGACTATGTGATCGCGGTTGATACTGATTCGAATTATCTTAGACTGGGAAATATCAAACAAATTTTGTGTCCGGATGAAAAGGATCCTAATGTAATCACATCTAAAATTGATGAATTTTGCAAAGAAATTTTGACTCCTTACATTGAAAAACAATTTGAAAAATTAGGAGAATATCTAAATTGTAGGGTACAGACAATTGATATGAAAAGAGAGGTTATTGCTGATCGTGGCATTTGGACAGCCAAGAAGCGATATTGCCTGAATGTATACGATTCCGAGGGTGTACGATACACCGTGCCCAAGCTAAAGATCATGGGCATCGAAGTCCAAAGATCATCTACTCCTAAGATTTGTAGAGATCATCTTAAGAATTGTATCAAGCTGATTCTCACCAAGGAAGAATCTGATTTGATCGAATACATCGATCAAGTAAGAAGTGAATTCTTTTCGGCTTCTCCTGCACAGGTGGCATTTCCTAGAGGAGTCAATAGTCTCGAAGAATATTCAGATCCTTCTTTGATTTATAAAAAAGGAACTCCAATTGCAGTAAAGGGAGCCTTGGTTTATAATCATCTGTTGCAGAAAATGAAGCTAGATAAGAAGTACACATCTATCATCAGTGGAGAAAAGATCAAGTTTTTATATTTGAAAGAACCAAACTCTACTGGAATCAAAGTAATTTCTTTCCCTTCTACAATTCCTAAAGAATTCAAATTGGCAGACAAGGTAGATTACAATCTTCAATTTGAAAAGACATTTCTTGATCCCTTGACCACTATTCTGGATGTTATTGGATGGCATTCAGAAAAAACGAATACATTGGATGGATTTTTCTCTTGAGTTATTTTGTAGATTACAAGTACATCAATTTGCTATCCGGAAAACTGGAAAAGTTTTCTTGGAAGAAAAACAACCTTGCCGTGTGTCGTTGCCCGATGTGCGGAGATTCCAAGAAGAACAGAGCCAGAACAAGGTTCTATTTCTATCAGCAAAAAGGTAAGTATTTTGTCAAATGCCACAACTGCGCATATTCCAGCACCTTTGAAAAATTCTTAGAGAAAAGTGATTCTGGATTGTATTCTGATTATAGGGTGGAGTCTTTTCAAGATAGTCGAAGACCAGTTCCTTCTCAACCAACAATTCCTCCTCCCGTGTTCTCAAAGAAGGAAGTTGTGTTCGATGGATTTCTTGCATTGGCTAGCTTGCCGGACAAACACCCGGCAAAGAAATACATTCTAGATAGAAAGATTCCATCTAGGTTTTTAGATTCTTTGTACTATGCAGAACACTTCAATGAGTTTGCAGGTAGAGTGGATCCAGACAAGGACTGCCCAAAGGATTCTCGAATCATCATTCCAATGTATGATCGAGCAGGAAATTTGTTTGCCGTTCAAGGAAGATCTCTCAATCCAGAGTCTTCATTGAGATACATAACAGTCCGGTATCCAGACACAAATTTACCCAAGATTTATGGATTGAATTTGTTGAATGACAAGAAGGTAAATTATTGCGTTGAGGGTCCTTTTGACAGCATGTTCCTTCCCAATGCTATTGCGATGGCAGGATCCAGCGTGGCGATTGATGAACTTCCGTTCTTTTCAGAAAACACTGTGTTCGTCTATGACAACGAACCGAGAAATAAAGAAATCATTCATGCCATGGCATCTGTGATTGCCAAGGGCAAAAAAATCTGCATCTGGCCCAATTGGGTCGAACAGAAAGATATCAATGATATGGTGTTGTCTGGAATGGATGTAGTTGACGTAATCAATGCCAATACCTATTCAGATTTGATGGCAACCCTGCAACTTTCGAAATGGAGAAAAGTATGAGTACCAGTGTGATTACTTGGGAAGATATCAAGAACGAACCAGATGCCAGAAAGGTATTGGACCATGGGTTTGTGTATCTGAAATCAGTATACGGTACCGATTCTACGGTCTGTGAGGCTGCTAGAATTTCATATGGTAAGGGAACCAAAAGTATTTCTGATGATAGAAATTTGATTCGTTATCTAATGAGACACTATCACTCTTCTCCGATGGAGCAGGTAGCCGCCACATTTATCATCAAACTTCCCCTATTCATCCAAGCTCAATTAGTTCGGCATCGTACCGCCAAACTAAATCAATATTCTGGTAGGTACTCGGAAATGCCGAATGAATTCTTCACTCCAGATCAATGGAGAGAACAAAGTTCGTCAAACAAGCAGGGCGGAGAAAATCCTATACCATATACGCCATATTTGTATGGTGCAGAAGATATGGGTGAAGTAGAAATGCATAATTTGACAGCAGAAGAAGTGGCACAAGATGAATATCGGGGTAGGCTAGATTCGAAAGTATCCAGAGAGTTGGCTCGTACTTGTTTGCCCCAGTCTCAGTATACATTAGTTGTGTGGCAGATGGATGTTCACAATCTTTGCCACTTCCTCAGACTTCGAATGGATTCTCATGCACAGAAAGAAATCCGTGACTATGCTGATGCTATGTACGAGCTAGTCAAGCCAAAATTTCCATTATGCTTTGAGGCGTTCGAGGATTATAGATTGTACGCCAAGAATTTCTCCAAGAATGAAATGAAAGCATTGACTAAATTGATGTGTCTAGACGATCTTTCTAATCGTGCAAGAGAAGAAGGCGGAAAGTGTGGATTGGTTGGAAGAGAATTGGAAGAATTTGTATCGAAGATAACTGCTTTGGTCTAAATACAACTACCGAAATCAACAACAATCCTAAGAAGGGGTTTCATGAACGCACAAATTCAGGCTTTGGCAGACTATACCTTTATTGCGAAATACGCACAATATAAACCAGAACTTCTTCGACGAGAATTTTGGGACGAAAGTGTAAATCGATCTTATGAGATGCATAATGATTATTATGGACATTGTTTAGAAGAATTGCTTCCTCATTTGAACGAAGCTTTTGATGTCTACAGGGACCGATATTGTGTCGGCAGTCAGAGAAATTTACAATTCGCCGGTCCTGCTGTACTCAAACATCACGCTCGCTCATACAATTGCTGCGGTGGATATTGTGACAGACTTCGATTTTTTCAAGAGGCAATGTATAATCTGTTGTGTGGAACCGGAGTAGGATTTTCGGTACAACGGCATCATGTTGCAAAAATTCCTGATTTTGATCTGACAGAAAAAACTGAAATCAAACACTTTGTAATTGAAGATGATATTGAGGGTTGGGCTGACGCCATTGGTGTTTTGGTTTCTTCTTATTTCCAAAATAGTATCTATTCAGAGTACCAAGGTAAAGTTGTAAAATTTGATTATGATTTGATTCGTCCAAAGGGTTCTGGGTTCTCCCATGGAGTCGGAAAGGCACCGGGACCCGAACCATTGAAAAGAAGTCTGGAAAAAATCCGAGAATTGCTGGATGTGTGCGTTGCATCGGGAAGAACTAAGCTTCGTCCTATTGACGCATACGATATTGTCATGCACTCATCGGATGCCGTTTTGTCTGGAGGGATCAGAAGATCTGCTACCATTTGTATTTTTTCTCATGACGATGAAGACATGATGGCAGCAAAGACAGGGAATTGGTTTGTAGACAATCCACAGCGGGGGCGTAGCAATAACTCTGCGTTGCTATTGAAATCAGAAACTACAAAAGAGCAATTTCATAATCTGATAGAAAAAACAAAAAGTTTCGGCGAACCCGGATTTTATTGGTCTGATAGCACCGAGATGATTTGTAATCCTTGCTGTGAAATTTCCTTCTATTGCTATGATTCCAACGGAAATTCTGGATGGCAGTTCTGTAATCTATCCACTATCAATGGCAGCAAAATCAAATCAAAGGCAGATTTTTTGCGTGCCGCCAGAGCAGCTACAGTTATTGGAACACTTCAAGCCGGATATGCATCCTTTCCATATCTTGGTAAAGTAACAGAAGATATCGTCAAACGCGAAGCACTTTTGGGTGTTAGCATTACCGGTATCGTGGAAAATGCAAAGATTTTGCTTGATCCAGAAATCCAACGAGAAGTCGCCGATTCTCTTGTTCTGATCAACGAAAGTATTGCCACGATCATTGGAATCAATCCAGCAGCAAGAATAACCTGTGTAAAGCCAGAAGGATCAACGAGTTGTATGCTTGGAACGGCTTCCGGAATTCATCCTCACTATTCCAAGAGATATATTCGTAGGGTTCAGGCAAACAAGATGGAGGCTCCAGTCAATTTCTATTCAGAAAAAAATCCAAGATCGGTAGAAAATAGTTCTTGGTCTGCAAACGATACTGACGTTGTTCTTTCATTTGCCTGTGAAGTTCCCAAGACAATGATTTTCAAAAATTCATTATCCGCTATTGAGTTTCTTGAAAAGATTAAATCGACTCAACTTAATTGGGTTGAGAGTGGAAAAGTGATAAATAGATGCACCCAACCATGGTTGTCTCATAATGTGAGCAATACCGTAACTGTTAAAGCAGATGAATGGGATGCCGTAGAAGAATACATTTACAATAACCGGCAATACTTTGCTGGTATTTCTCTTCTCGGTGAATCAGGCGATAAAGATTATGTTCAGGCTACATTTTCTGAAGTGTTCACTCCAGAAGAAATCCTAGAAAAACATGGCGATGCCGCCATTTTTACGTCAGGTTTGATCGAAGAGGCATTGAAGATTTTTGGAGATTTGTGGAAGGCGTGCGATGTATGCTTTGATATGGGTGAAAATCTTTCTGAAAAGAAACTCCTCGAACACGAAGAATCTCATAGACAAGAGAAGCTAGCATGGGTTCAGAGAATTAAACGATTCGCCAAAAAGTATTACTCTAGTGATGTTAAAAAGGTGACGTACCTATTGAAAGATGTATACAACTGGAAGTTGTGGTTGGACATTTTGAAGGAATATAAACGAGTGGATTACTCGGAATTGGTTGAAACTACTAATGATACAAAGGGCACACAAGAAGTTGCTTGTGCCGGGGGCGTATGTCTTATTTGATATGCTTGGTTGATTCTTTTTTAAGAAAGGGTTTAGTAGATGAAGAATTTTGTAACAATGTTCGCAGGACTCGGTAGTTTGCTTTTCGGTTCGCTTTCATTTGGTCAAACAGCACCGCTTGAAATGTCTTCTACTACGGACACTCATGCGGCATTGCTCGCTGATGCAAATCTCCGTACCAACAAGGATCAGACTACCATGATGATTGGCGGCTGGATTCAGTTCCAGTATGCATATGGCAACATCAAGAATGGTGATGAATATGGATTCCAAGTCCAGAATGCAAGGCTTGAAGAATCAGGAAAGCTGAACGAGGTTGTTGACTATAAGTTGTCAGAACTTTTCAACAACACCGGAAGCTTGAAGCTTGAAAATGCATGGGTTGGTGTTGAAATGGACTTTGCCAAGATGACAGCCGGGCAATTCCGTCCGAAGTTCTTCTATGAACTGAATACGGACAGTTCAGAAAAGATGACAGTGAATCGTGGAGTAATTGCCAACACCCTTGGGCAGACCTATACTCAGGGTGTGCAGTTGGCAAAGAACTCAGAAGATTGGAAGCTTTCGGCTTCTTTCACTGACGGCAATGGATATGCCAACACTATGGTTTCTCCTGCAAACGACAATTACGGATTGTTTGCAAGGGCTGACTGGTGTGCCATTAATTCGTTCAAATCAGATAGTTATCTGTCTCTTGGCGGCGGCGTGAATTTCTCAGAAGACTACAATCAGTTCACGGTAGACACCACATGGAAGCAAAACAACTTTGATACCACGCTTGCCTACATCTATCAGGATGCTTCTAGTGACTCTGTTAATGGTTCTCAGTACATGGGGATCGTTGGTCAGGCGGAATACGCCATTACCGACAAGTTGACGCCTTATGTCAAGCAGGAATGGGGCGACAGTGATGTTGGGGACAATTTGAGCATTAGCTATGTCGGTCTTAGCTATTACCCCTTCACCAACAAGAATTTCAAGTGGAGCAATGAACTTGGCTACGCTTGGGGTACCCTGAATAATTCATGGAACTATACGAATACTTCGTTTGTTCCGGGGCAGGATAATGAGGTCGTTCTGACCAGTTCGATCAATATTATCTTCTAAACGAAATCTAAACATTTCAATATTTGAAGGCTCCGGTGAAAATCGGAGCCTTTTTTACGTCACTCCCGTCTACCGGTCTACTCAGATTTTCCTTCGCCCAAAGAGGACGGCAGTTGGTATAATGAAAACATTTTTTCTGTTCTTCTTCTATTGTCAAGTCAAATGTGTTGACCGGAATAATATGATCTATATGCCACCCGTAAGTACCATGATTTTCCCACGACATTCCTTTTTGCCATTGAGATTCGATATGTGTTTGAAACTCTTTGGCATCACATCCTATAAGTTGGAGGGAGGGGTGAAATTTGTTTTCGGATTTCACAGCATTTTTTACCCTTTTCCTCAGAATTCCAGCTAATCTATATTGAATGTTTGTCTTTTTTCTGTTTTTTGACCATTCGTTTGTCCATTTTCTAATTTGTTTTTTATTCTTTTTTCTGTATTGGGCATTTTTATCTAAAATTTTTCTTTTATTATTTTCATAAAATCGTTTAGATAGCTTACGAACTTTTTCTGGGTTCTTCTTTTGCCACTCTTTGATAATTGATTTTCTGCAAAGTTTACAAGTAAAAGTTCTTCCGTCCGGACTATGTTTGTCTTTAGAAAAACAGTCAAATGATTTTAATTGGTTACATTTGGAGCATTCTTTTTCTTTCGCCAGAAGTCTTGATGCCGTTAATAATTTTTGATGGTTATCGTGGCAAAGTTTATTGCAAAAATCTTTCCCATTCCGATTTTGAATAGAATTGACTTGAGCTTTAACTCTTTCGAACAAAGAATTACAATACGCACAATGAAGCTGTATTTTGGTTATCATGACTCTTCTTTCTAAATAATAGGTGAGGTAGCAGAGATGACTCCTGCTTTTAGAGATGTTGTCGCATCTCACTCACTTTATATTTAGAAATTTGAGATTTTGTCCGATTTTGACCTACATAATCATATGATTTGTGCAGGAATTGATTATGGAATTTGTAGCCCCTGTATCTGTATAATGAAGCACCCTTCGTTCGAAGGATGTACTTTTCATTATTTGACAGAAACTCCAAAGTACACTGGTCGATTTGAGAATATAATAGGGCACGAATTTATAAAACCAAATTCTCAAATTGAAAGGTATCTTAAAATTAGCGAGTGGGCCATCGATAAAGTTATGGATTGCGATCAAATTCTGATGGAAGGATATTCATTAGGATCTAGATCTGGATTATTGTTTAATTTGGCGGAAAATGGTGCATTGCTGAAATTGAAGTTTTTTCAAAACAAAAAATCATGGACGACCATCCCGCCTACGTCACTAAAGAAGTACGCTAGTGGAAAAGGTAATTCAGATAAACTAAA